CAGGTAGCTTACCACCTACAGCACCAAGGTTTCTTAGTGCAACGACCGCAGGGAGTAGCGATGGTAGCAAAACCGTTACTATTACTGGAACTGATGTTACAGATACTGTAGTTACAGAAACGCTTACACTAGCAGGGTCAGCGTCTACCGTAAACGGTAGCCAGTTATTTAAAACGGTTACTAGTGCTGTTATTTCTGCACAACCTAGTGGTAATGTAGAGATAGGAGTACAAGCCTCTACAGAGCTTACTATAGCCCATACAGGGCATAGTAGATTAGTAGGAGATACTGTAACATTTAGCGGTGCTTCTGCTACTGATGGTATAGATGCAAGTGTTATAAATGCTTCACACACACTTACAACGGTTGTAGATGCAAACAGTTATAAGATAGTAGTGTTAGACACTGTATCTTCTGGAAGCACAGCAGGAGGCGGTAGTTCAGTAGTATCTAAGTTTGTTGGGTTGCAAGGGTATCCAGATATAGAACAACTGTTTCAGTTTAACAATAGTTCTGGTAATAAACTAATTGCTACAGCTACAGTATCTAGCACTAGAAAAATATTTAAGTTAGATGCACCTTATAGCGACTTTGAAGATGTAACAGGCAGTACCAGCCCTGCTGGTAATGACTGGCAGTTTGTAAACTTTAACGATAAAGTAATAGGAGCTAGGTCTAGCAACACATTAATTGCATACAGTGGTTCTAGCAACTTTGCTAATATTACATCTGCAGTAAAAGAT